CAATTAATTAACGCCAGATTTTAATTCTAACTATCCATCATAAAGAGATGTCGGCAGATATTGAAAAATTAGCGGTGTTTGACTCCCGTATAGTCCAGTCGAGGCCAAAATTTGCAGTGGAGAAGGGTGCCTTGTCTCTTACCAACGCTCCGTTCAATGCTATTGCACAGACTCCTTCCCAGCACACGTATAACATTTACGTCCCCTCAGAAAACGTGTTTTGCGATAGGAAGATTCTGTGGAGTAGCACCGTTTTGCAACAATTTGCTCTCACTCTTGATGCGTTGCCCGTACCCGGCGAGTCTCTTGCCGTTCCCGGTCGTGATTTTTCTCTCTGTGCTCTCCCGTTGAATCAGTTGTGCTCTACCATTTCGGCCACCATCAACGACACAACCACTGTAATAAATTCACAAGATGTCCTACGTGAGGTACTGCGTCTCGCAGATTACAAGAAAAATCGTATGTGCCGTACTGCTCCGACAATGCTTGACAAGTTTGCATCTTACAATGATGCTTTTGGTGCTGCTGCTAACCCCCTCGGTGGTTATGATGCTATGTTGGACTATGACAATGTCCCTAACGGTGCATATCCCAACTTGTTCTTTACGGACAGTTTAGCTCAAGCCAGTAATCTTGGGTCTTCCACTACTCTGTTTAGACCAGCCTTTGCGGGTGCAAAGTATGCTGCAGCAAATGGTGTTCCAGTTTGTCCTAATGCGTGGGCGGCTGCATTAGGTTATGCAATAGGAGACATTGTTTTGTATAATGGTAATATCTGGTCTGCTTTAGCAGTAGTTGCACCCGCAAGTGCTGCTCCCGTTGCTGGTGCAACTTGGTCTGATTTGGGTTCTGCTCTCAGCTACACCCTCTACATCAAATGGCGTACTACGGAACCCGTTGTTCTCAGCCCTTTTGTGTTTTCAGATGAATACGAGTGGGACACGGCTTTGTTTGGACTCAACAATATTCAGATTATTATGAACTTGGTTTCCAGTCCTCAACGTATCCTTCGCTCTTGCAATAGGGCTGGTCGTAATATTCCCGTTGCTAACATTGCTTACAATGCTCAAGTCACCAATGTCTTTCAAGAGTCAGTTATCAATGTTCAATTTTTAACCCCGTCTTTAGATGTTCCTTTACCGCCGAAGTCGGTTGTCCCTTATATGGAATTTCCGCGCTATATCACCTCTTATCAAGGGACACCTATCCAACCGGGTGCAACTGGACAAATTATTTCTCAAACAATAACTCTCCCTTGCATACCGGACCTTTTGATTGTTTATGCTAAACCTTCTGTTGCTCCAGCTTCTACCGATGCTGATTTTTACCTTCCTTTGGCTTCTTCCTTAGATTTGATTCGTAATCCCCTTAGCGTTAATTTTGATAACTTCTCCGGTCTCTTGAGCTCAATGACAACTGAACAATTGTTCCTTATGAGTCAGCACAACGGTTTGGAAATGGATTATGACACTTTCTTGGGACAAGCCCGTTCAGCTGGTGGCTCGTATCCCGGTCGTTCTCAAGGTCAGCTTATTCCTACTGTGGGTTCCATCCTTGTGTTGAAGCCCGGTCAAGACATCACATTGCAATCGGGACAAGCCGCTTCCTTAGTAGGGAACTTTACTCTGCAATTTAACCTTACGGTGAAGAATAACACTGTTGTTCCTCAAACTCCTCAGTTGTACGTTATTACCGCTAACTCGGGCTTCTTTGAATCAATTCGTGGTTCATCCCGTGTTATCAAGGGCGTACTGTCTGAACAAGACATTATCTCTGCTCCTCTTGCCCCGATGGGTGTCCGCTGTGAGCTTAATCGTATGGTGGGTGGCTTTTCCTTCTCTGCTCTCGGTAATATCTTGTCAAAGGCTCGTGATATTTACAATCAGACTAAACCGCTTGTTTCAGCGGTCACGGGTATGCTCCCCGAGAGCGGTTTTCTCGGCAAGATCAGATCGGGAGCTCAAGCCTTAGGCTACGGCACGGGTGCTGGTACTGGAGCTGGTACTGGAGCTGGTAGTGCTCGGGGTTGTGGTAAGAAATCCCTTGCAAGTCGTTTGATGTAATTCATCCGGCAAAATAAAATATAAAGTAGAAGTATAAATGGCTCAGTTTTTTGAAGGTACTCCCGCCGTTCTTAGCGAACAAGCCCCCGTTAGAGCCCTTCGTACGGGTATTTTAAATATGCCTATTGCTGCTGCTGCATCAAGTGTTGATGTTCCTGATGCTCGGGTTAATGATACGTCTATTATTGTAATTACTCCTTTAGGTGCGGCTGATGCTACTGGTAAGGTGTTTTCAATTTCTGCTGTTACGAACAATGTTGGCTTTACGGTTCATTGCTCCGCACAACTAACTGCAGCCAAAAATGTTCGTTGGGCTGTTCTTCAGTATTAAATTATTATATCAAGATAAAACAGTTAATGTCTTATATTGATATAGTTGCTACGATTAAAGGTTCTATCTTAGAACATATCACCCGTCCCAGAGAATTGAGATGGCCAATGAGTTCTTTGAATAAGGGTCTTTTGCCCAATCCCCTTTTATCTTCGTTGCCCGTGCAAGGTATGCCTTCCGGTGTTTCTCCGCTTCTGGATTCTTTTGTAGTTTGTAAAGGATGTAATCGCCCAATCCAACAGCTCCAAACCTTATTATCTTACCGTCGGCATTAGGAATCTGTAGTTTGTGTTTATCATCACTACTGAATCCTAACATATTTCCCGCCAATCCCGATGCATTTGCTTTCTTCTTAGCTTTCTCCAGATATACGGAAGGAGATACACCCGCTTCCTTTAGTTGAGTTGCAAACACTGCTCTGGGATGTAATCCACCCTTACCTTCAAGAGCTACATTAACTACGCCACCCAAATCTGTGATGCCACGAGCAATACGTTCAGTGATAGGAATGCTTTTAACAAGTTGATCTACGGGTTGCTTAACAAACGCTTCTAATTGACGAGTCATTAATCCAGAGCCCCTTAGTAAGGCACTAACAAAGTCTTGACAATTATTATTGAACGCTGAATAGTAATAAAAGTTGTCGCCCAATATTTGTTTTGCGTTGTTAAGGAGAGAATTAATGGTATGTCCTTCTGATATAGGGACGCTAACTGATTCAGTCTTTTCAGTAACTGGCTGTGCTGGGGATACATCAATGACTTCATTTTTCTGTATGACGATTCGCTTATTTACATCATCTGAATCTGATACACGTACTGCGACCTCTAATTGAAGGTGATAGAAAGTGTCGTAACCATACTTCTTTTTCAAAGAGCTCCACGAACCAATAGAGATAAAGTTAAGAGCCGTATCAATGGCTGACTGAATAGGATCTCGTCGTACGAACATACGTGTAATGGGACGGTTTCCATACTCTTCAATCACTCGTCGTACGGATGGAGAGAAGTCCAAACGTGGGGCTTTTCCTTGGAATACATTTACAATGCTTTCACCAGTTTGTTTGACACGTTCTACGGCTTTTTCAACAAACCGCTTTCCCGAGTCCCATAGATCACCGAAGAATCCACTGCCGTGTAGTTTTTTCAACAACTTCACACGTTTCTTTACTGCTTTACCGCATCCCTTTAAGTGCCCTTCACCAACAAATAAGTTTTTATCCAGCCCGACATAATCCTCTGCAAGGTTTTTGCCTTTGATTCCCGCATAGCCCAGAATGGATGCTCGTGGATTTGCTTTGAAGTTCTTGCGGATGTTATCTAAGAATGCTTCATCACTTGCACGAATGAGACGGTTGATCTCTTCTTTGGGTGTTCCCGCTTTGCGTAGCTTTGCAATACGTGAGTATTCTAAGTCGTGTTTCATAGCTCCTTCATCAATGACATCAGTGGGAGGATGTGTTCTAAGGTATTCATCATCTAAGCGATTGAAAGGACCGACATAATTTGTCCCAGTAAGTACGGCGGCACCCTTATCACTGAACTCCTTTTTAATATCATTAAACTTATTCATTGCATCATCAAGGAATCCTCCGCCTTTTGTATCCGGGACATTAGCATATAGGGCTTTCATTTGAGCTTGTGCTCGTTCTTTTGGCAATGGTTCTTTGCTATGTTTCTGTTTTGTATCCTTATTGATAACCCAATATAAGTCCTTTTTAGGGGCTTTCCTAAGCTTGTACATTCTATTATAGTATATTTTTTGTTTTATTCAATGGATTTCTCATCTTTCTCATCATCCTTCTCAAAACTGACAGTCTTTTTCTCAGCAAGTGACTCTTCATCAACTTTAGTAAGAAGGGTAATAGGAATGAATACAACAGACTGTGCATTGTTAGTAGCATCATTGCGAGGACCACGTCGGTAATCGTGTCGTACTTCCAAATTATCAAATACGTCTTTGTCGTACTTAACAACGAAGAGACCATCTGAATAGCAGAATGCAAACCAGAACTCTGCTTCGGGGACTTGATCAACAAAAGCAATCTTGTTGAGTCCGATGATTGCCGTATCGTATGTATCGTGCTTGATGCGTCGGCTCTTCAATTCAACAAAAATAGTCTTATTAGGATTCTCAAAGTCAAACACGGCATATCCACCTTTGCGTTCCAGTGTAGTGTCCAGATACAATTGTAGCAAATCGTGGTTAGTAAGTTCAGAGTTGGTTCCAAAGGCGATATCGTTTTTCTGGCTCATTCTACATACCGTAGATATTTTTACAAAGCATTCTAAACGCACAGCGAATCTATTTTTGAGTTTTTACAGCGATCAAAATATACCAGTAAAATATATTCGCTGTGTTATAATATTTTTCAATTTTTTCTTTGATTATTATCTAATAGGTACAGATCGTTGAATTACGTTGGCTGTTTTATCATTTTCTAATGTATTAGACGGGTAAAATAAAAAATGGTACTGGTAATTACATTACAATTGTTTTTCATTTACATATTATAATATTTTCGTTTCTAAAAGGTTGTCTGGTTGGATATTCTTCTATACAAACTTATAGTTTAGAATTGTACATAATAATTATAATAAACCAAATGTAATACAAATACCAGTCCCATTTTTAAAAGAGTGGTCTTATTGTATTAAAAAGTGATAAAACAGCCAACGTAATCCAACGGTTTCAGAGTATTCTTCAATTTTTCTCTAAATATGTACAGATCGTTGGACTTCGTTGGCTGTTTTATCATTTTCTAATGTATTAGACGGGTAAAATAAAAAGTATGACTCGTATTTGTATTACAATTGTTTTTCATTTACATATCATAATATTTTCATTTTCAAAAGGTTGTCTGGTTGGATATTCTTCTATACAAACTTTTAGTTTAGAATTGTATAGAATAATAATAATAAATCAAATGTAATACAAATACCAGTCCCATTTTTAAAAGAGTGGTCTTATTGTATTAAAAATAACAAAATATTCAAACGTAATCCAACGGTTTCAGATTATTTTTCAATTTTTCTTAGTATTTCGGGTCTGGTATGCTACTGATTATACCCCCAGACCACGTTTCTAATTCAAAGTACTTTTCGTGTGACATACACCCCGTTTCATATTTAAAACGGATCATTGCTGATCGGTAGATACTGATCTGATCATATACTTTATCCCATAATAGGTTTTCTTGTTTTATCATCTCTTCTTTATTATCTACAAACGCTGGTAGTACGTACGGAGTGAATACATACTTATTGCAATCATACGGATCATTGTACGGATACAAACGGTTTAGTTTATCATATGCACTTACTACATCATTACTTGACTTAGCCCAGTGATTATTATAGAAATCAATATAGTATTTAATACACATATAGATTTGTTGCGGAGTCCGATTAATCCACCGCACTCTTTCTTTACCCATTCTCTTTTCAGCTTCTTTTCTTTCTTTTTCTTCTTCTTTTTTGAAACGCTTTAGCTCTGCATTATGGTCTTTCTTGCATTTAGCGTTGCAATGTTTTACCGCACCTTGGTCTGTTGTAAATGTAGTATCACACGCCAGACAACCCCATACTTTTCTTAATTCTACTTCATCAAAATCATTTGTAACTGGCCATTCTATAGGCATTGGTGCATTATTTTTAATCATTTCATCTATATTATTACCCTTATTATTGTATGTATCATACGTAGTTTTAATATACTCGGGGTGAAACGTACGCATATGTTTAAACATAGCTCTCGCTTGTAATTGTTTTTTACAAACTGGACAGTTTTCTTGTTGTACTAACGCTGAGGAGGTGGAGGTAACTGATCTTGAATCTGAATCATTTACTGGATCTACTGATTCATCGGAGGTTGATTTTGAATCATCTGAATTGTAGGCTGACTTTGAATCATCTGAATCCATTCTACCTCCGGAGGATAAAATCTGTACATCGCTAAAACGCAGTTGTTTTACACGTGGCATTTTGGTCTCTTTTTGTATGATTTTTACAATCAATTTTTATTTTTTAACAATCAATTTTTATTTTATCTGATTCGCTGTACTTATATTCTCAAAAAAAAATACTTATATAAGGGTTTTTTTATTTTTGTTTTTATCTCTTTTAAAGATTCTATACTCGGTAATACTTATTCACCTCCGTTTCACCTCTACACAGAGGGCATTTTCTGCAAAGACCGCTATGCTCTTGGGATTTTGTTTCTTTAATTTTTTTCCAACAGTCGTAGTGAATTAAATGATTACATTGTAATTTAATCCATACACCTTCATTTTCTCTACAACAACAACAGTCATCTTCTTGTTCTGTAGTCCATATATAACAATCTTTGCAAAACCCTTTTATCTGATCTAATTGTGTTCCGCAACTGCACATTGTGTATGTTTTAATAAGTGAATCTACCCAATCATATTCAGTCCAATCACCGTCTTCGTTGAATGCACACCGCAGTGCTAATCTTTGGTCAATGCTGTTTCTGAAATCTTTATAGAATACATTAATCACTGGCTCTAATGTACCCATATCAATTTTATTTTCATCTTCATCATCCGTCCAGTGGTATATTATTTCAAAATTAATAACAATCCTTATATTCAAACTATCAAAATGGCGTATTTTGAAAATGCAGTCATCATTTGAATCTATTTCGTTTTCGTAAAACTTATCGGACGTCATTTTACATTTTTCATTAAAGTCTTTTTTGAAATCATCTCCGTATGCTTCAATGAATTTCTTTACAAACATAGCGTGGCGTGGCGTGAAATCAAAAGTAGTCATTTGCTTCTCATCTGTCTCAAAACCTACACAAAATACTGGATCAATTTTTATTTTATTTGATTCGCTGTACTTATATTCTCAAAAAAAATACTTATATAAGGGGTTTTATTTTTTTGTTTTTTACGCTTTACTCTTCATCGGAGTATTCTTTTGTTCCAATTATAATCATAATCCCTTTCTCCACAGTACCATCATCCCAACGCACAACAAAGTTGGGTAGAGTTTCAATAGTCTCATAATCAGTGAA